CCTGTCTTGCTCTCCCCGACTCAGTCCGAGCCGATGCTCGACAGTCCGTTTACTTCCCGACCTAATCCGAGTCAATGACAGATACCCCCAAACGCAGCAAAGCTATACGAGGGGCAATCGAACCAAGGCTTCACAGCCCATATCTCAAGGGCAAATCTAAGGTTGATGATGTTATAGAACTAGCTGAGATGATTAAGATGCCTTTGCTTCCTTGGCAGAAGTTTGTGCTAACAGATATGCTAAAAGTGGACTCAAAAGGAATGTGGATTCGTAAAACCAACCTTTTGCTAGTAGCACGTCAAAATGGCAAGACTCACCTAACCCGAATGGTCATTTTGGCTCATTTGCTCAAATGGGATAGCAAAAACATCATTATCGCTTCATCTAACCGAGCAATGGCTTTGGATACCTTTAGGCAGGTGGCTCAAGTCTTAGAAGGCAATCTTCAGTTGATGGAGATGGTCAAGGCGATCAGATATGCCAACGGCACAGAATCGATCGAGATGAAAGATGGTCGCCGCTTAGATGTCGTAGCTGCTACTCGTGATGGATCGCGTGGTCGAACCGCAGATGCGCTATTTCTTGATGAAGTCCGAGAATGGACAGAAGAAGCCTTTCGAGCTGCAATGCCAGTCACTCGCGCTAGACCTAATGCGCACACATTCTTAACATCAAATGCTGGAGATGCTTACAGCACAGTATTAAATGATCTAAGAGAACGTGCTCAAGATTATCCGCCTAAGTCTTTTGGTTATTATGAGTATTCAGCTCCCCAATATTGTAAAATTACAGATAAGAACGCTTGGGCTATGGCAAACCCCGCTTTAGGCCATATGGTGACGTTAGAGGCTCTTGAAGAGTCAGTTGCCACAAGTCCAATCGAAAATACTCGAACTGAATTGCTTTGCCAATGGATTGACAGCCTTTCAAGCCCCTGGCCTCATGGAATACTTGAAGAGACATCAGATAGCACCTTAGAGATCCCACCAGGGGCTTATACGGTCTTTGCTTTTGATGTAAGTCCCTCAAGGCGCAATGCTTCATTAGTTGCTGGTCAATTACTGCCAGATGGTCGAATTGGCGTAGGAATCCTGCAAACTTGGTCAAGTCAAGTAGCAGTTGATGATTTGAAGATCGCTGTGGATATTAAAGGCTGGTCTGATATTTATCGGCCACGATTGGTTTGCTATGACAAATACGCAACTCAATCCATTGCTGATCGTTTAAAGCAATCTGGCGTTATGGTCGAAGATGTCAGCGGTCAGCAGTTCTATCAAGCCTGTGGCGATCTCTTGACTGGATTAGTTACTCATAAAGTCGTTCATAATGGGCAAGCGGAGTTTATTCAGCAAATGAACAACTGCGCGGCTAAAGTTAATGATTCAGCCTGGAGAATTATCAAACGCAAATCAGCTGGTGATATCTCAGCCCCAATCGGTTTAGCAATGGTGGTTTCCAAGTTAATGTTGCCAGCACCAAAACCCCAAATTGTTATTTGACAAATACTAGAAATTTGTCTAGGTTGTGCTATCATTTAGGCTATGGGTATATTTTCGCGAGCAGAATCAAAGCCAAATAAGCCGTCTGTCGAAGCGCAGTATGCCCCTCAAGTTTTAGCGAATAACTATATTTACAGTTATGCGCCAACGATCGATAGAGCCTCAGCTCTGGAGATTCCATCAGTAGTTCGCGCACGCAATTTAATCTGCGGAACTATTGCTTCAATGCCTTTAGAGTTGTATCGCAAATCAACTGGCGAAGAAATTGGCAAGCCAGTTTGGTTAGATCAACCAGCAATTAATCAACCTCGTGCTGTGACGATCGCTTACACAGTTGATTCATTATTGTTTTATGGCTGGGCTGTATGGCTCATTAAATCTCGTTATCAGGAAGATGGCCGCCCAGCATCTTATGAATGGATTCCTAATTCTCGCGTAACTCCACAATATTCTGCAGATTACCAACATCTTGTTGATGGTTATTTGATTGATGGTATTTTTTATTCAAATGATGATGTTGTTACATTTCAATCGTTAAACGATGGAATCTTAACTACTGGTGCTCGCGTATTGCGTGGTGCACTTGATCTTGAAATCGCATCTACTTTAGCTGCAGCAACTCCAATGCCTACTGGTTATATTAAAAATACTGGTGCTGATCTTGATCCTAAAGAAGTTCAAGGATTATTAGCTGCTTGGAAGTCTGCCCGCCTCAATCGTTCAACTGCTTATTTAACATCTACCCTGGAATACAACGTCGCGCAATTTTCCCCTAAGGATATGCTCTACAATGAAGCCAAGCAAGATTACGCTACACAGATTGCTCGCCTTTGCAATGTTGATGCTTTTTATCTTTCTGCAGATGCCAATAATTCAATGACTTATTCAAACTTGCTTGATTCACGCAAGCAGTTTGTATCACTATCACTACAGCCATTTATCACAGCTATTGAAGATCGTTTATCAATGAACGATGTCACTGCTAATGGCAATGAAGTTCGCTTTGATCTTGATGCTTCATTCTTACGTGCTAATCCAATGGATGAATTATTAGTTATCGAGAAACTTTTATCTCTTGGTCTTATCGATCAAAATCAAGCAATGGAAATGACAGATCTAACCCCTAATGGAAATAATGGTATGAACTAATGGAAAACATTCTTACCTTCTCGGCTGATCTCACAGCAGATGCGGCTCGCAGAACAATCTCTGGCAAGATAGTGCCAATCGGAACAGGCGAGATCGGCAACACTTCTGCTGGTGCAGTTGTTTTCGAGTCTGGTGCAATTCAACTTCCAGAAAATGCTTCAAGCATTAAATTATTAAATCAGCACAACAGCAAAGAGCCTCTTGGTAAAGCAACAATGTTTAACGAAGTACCAGGCGAAGGTATCTATGCTTCTTTTAAGATTTCTAATTCAACTCGTGGAACTGATGCACTTATCCTGGCAAGCGAAGGCTTACAAGGTGGTCTTTCAGTAGGGGTTGAAGTAATTAAAGCAAAGAATAAGTCAGGCGTGATGTATGTATCTGCCGCTCGACTATTCGAAGTAAGTTTGGTAACTGAGCCAGCATTCAAGTCGGCTCAAGTTATCGATGTCGCGGCATCTGACGAAGCACCTGCTGAAGTAGATGTTATTGAAGAAACCAAACCAACAGAAAGCGAGCCAGTCGTGGAATCAACTCCAGACACTGTAGCAGCTCCAGAAGTTGAGGCATCGGCTGTAGAAGCTGCTCGCCCAACTGTAGCGGTTACAAATGTACGACCACGCCTAAAGACACTTACTTCAGGTGAGTATCTAGAAGCAAACATCAAAGCAGCGATGGGTGACGACGCAGCTCGTCAGCTAGTTCTTGCTACAGATGACACAACAACAAATACAGGTTTAACTCTTGCACCACACATGAACGAGTTCGTAACAACTTCAATCGATGGTCGTCCATCTGTTGATGCGATCTCAAAGGGTGTATTGCCAGCATCAGGAATGTCTTTCACAATTCCTAAGCTTTCAACTGCTCCAACAATCGATTCAGATTCAACTCAGGGTGAAGCCCTCGGCGGAACTGAAATGGCCTCAACATACATCACAGTAGATGTCAAGAAGGCTGCTGGCCTTCAGACAATTTCTTGGGAACTTCTAGATCGCTCATCACCTGCGTTCTACGATGAACTCATCAAGGAATTGAACTACGCATACGCAAAGGCAACTGATAAGGCTGTTGTTGCAGCATTTATCGCTTCAGGTACTGCAGCATCAACACAAGCTGCAACTATCGCAGGCCTAAAGGCTTACATCTCAAAGGAAGTCCCAGCAGCTTACGCAGCAGCAGGAAAGTTCGCCCGTAACTTGGTTATCAACACAGCATGGTGGGAAACAATCATGGCTGCTGATGACACAACCAACCGCCCTCTATTCATGGCTTCAAATCCACAGAATAACCCAGGCAACATCTCTGGCCAATCAATCGTTGGCGATGTTCTAGGACTTAACACATTTGTTGATCCACACATGGCTATCACAACCTTGATCGACGATTCAGCATTCATCGTTGCTCCAGAAGCCTTCACATTCTACGAAGCACCAAAGACAACCCTTCAGGTTCAAGCTTTGGCTAACGGACAGCTACAAGTTGCTGTTTATGGATACTACGCAATCGCCCCTAAGGTCGGTGGCGGAGTTCGTCGCTTTAACCTAACTTAATAGTTAGTAGTTACTAAGTCGCTGAGAGGGGGCATAGCCCTTGCCCCCTCTTGGTCTTTAGAAAGGAATTGGAATGTCACTGTGCACAGTAGCTGAACTCAAGAGCGTTCTTGGCGTGGGTTCGCTGTACCCAGATGCGACAATCCAGGAAGTGTGCGACGCGTCAGACGCAGTCCTGCTTCCAATGCTTTGGGCTAACACAGATTTTCCAGTAGCTCATGGCAATACTGGCACTACTGGCACTTTATATTTTGAAGTACCTGTAAATTATTATGTTGGCCAATCAGTAACTATTGCTAATTGTGGCACGAAATACAATGGCACTAAAACTATTACTGCTGCAACGGATTATTCTTTTTCAGTAACAACCAGTCACATTTCAGACAATCCTCGTCACACAATCATGCCTTATGGCATTGTTACAAGTGAGTCTTATATCGACTGGACAGCAGATGCAGCCGTTCAGAATGCCGCTTTGATGATAGCTGTAGAAATCTGGCAAGCACGAACCAGCACTTTGACTGGTTCTAATTCAATAGATTCCAGCCCTCACCTTACCGAAT